CCCCTTGGGACTCTTAGAAGATCGCCTCTACAAGTAGAGAGACGAACGAAGAGACTTTTTCAGATCTTTTTGAAGGATCATATCCATCCAAATAACCTCGCGGTAATCTGGCATCCTTGACACGCACTCTAGAGAATTTAGGTCTAGGTGCGTAGGTAACAATCTCTCTCGAGATTTTGTTACCCTTAGAGTCAAGGCCCGCAGGCTCGATACGTGAATCAATGTACCCACCAACAGCAAGCATCATTGTGAAGCCGAGATCAACATACTCGGTCTTCTGAAGCTGGAGCTGGAGGTACTTGTATCGAGTCTTACACTGAGCGGTCAGTATCCCTGCGAAGGGACTGTGCCACTCAGGCACAAGGTACGGCCTTTCACCTACACAGAATTTCAGGTAGTAGAGAGTGGCGGGAAGTGGAATTTCTAGCTTCCCGCACCAATCGAGCACCTGGTTTATCACTATGTAGATGTCCGTGGTGTGGCGAAGTGATTTCGCATAGAAGGGCGTTACATCAAGTCCTTCGTAGTAATCACCGCCACATGACTCACGGAACGGGCCTTCACAATAAGACTTGTCGGTATTAATGACAAATCCAGCACGTTCGAGTATATCACACACGCCCGCATACTCGCCCGAGGGAACTATGACGTCGTCACCAAAGACGGCAGTCTGGGACCAATCAATAAACAGATTGGGCCCTCCCTTGGAAGCACGGTAGGCGTATATTAAGCTCGCTATCAACATCGTCATAAGGGGAAACGTAAAACCATTCCCCATCGTCGATATCATATTGAGCACTACTCGGTCGCCGTCCAACACGCATTCTTCACTCCTGATTGTATCTAGGAGCTGAAACCATATAGGAGGCATTAAAGCACGTACGAGGTCGGGATGGATCATATCAGATGCAGATTTCATATCGAGCGTCGCGAGATGCCCGGTAATGGAACCGCTGTGAGCAAGAGCCTTGTTTTTCGGCTGTTGGCACGTGATGTCCAAACCAATTCCACGCAAAGCGTCCTCGAGGTAACGGCCGGCAGCAAGCTGCATAGCCATATTCCCGGAAGGCTCAATTGCAATGGTCCTCATTGTGTCCTCATTTTTCGGGACAACTTCTAAACGCGATCCACTCACCAAGGAGATTCCGCCACCGTTCGCTGCATCGAAGCAGCTAAAATAGGGGTTATTCATCCTCAGTAAACGTACGAGCTTCTCGCTACGAGCAGTACAAGTCATTTTCTGACAAATCTTTTCGACGGTATGTGAGCCCAGGACGCCATTGCTAGCGCCCGGGCCAAACCGCCAATTGTCAAATAAGACATCCCCGGACAGTGGATTCTGTACATCATCCACGTCATATGATTTCGTGTGACGCTCCAGTGCTCTAGTAATAAAGAGCGAAGCGTTACCGATCTCGATGCCTGTCAGGTTCAACTTGAAGTCCGCTAAGCTGCTGTTTAAGGCAACGAAGTCGGCGCAAGCTTTCACCTTCAAAGCGGGGTTAGGTAGGTCCGCACGCTTACGCATGCGGGCTCGCAACCGATCAATCGCAAACTGCTTCCCAGCATGATGCGACTCCCGTGTTGCTAGCTCGTCTAGTAAAACTGCGAAGAAAGTCTTTAACCGGACTTCTGCGTCTTTTGTTCCCATGAAATATCTCCCAATGGGGTTTCATCAAAGCGGCCGAACACCTAGCTAATCGCGCCGTAGTATCACTACTAGGAGCACGAATAAAGCAGCTAGATGCACAGCAAGAGTATTGCCATCGGCGTCAAATAACACCGGACAGGACCGTATCAGAGATACCAGCGGCTTGTGCGTAGCCCACACCGAAGTGTGCGCTAATCATGGCCTTGACGTCTTCTGGTTCGAACGTGTCGCACCCAGCAAGCACCTCGATGGTCGTAGTAATACGACAAATTTGAGATGGCTGATTGGATGCAGGCTGAGCCCCCTTACGAGTGATTAGCTTGTAAGTGTTACTGGGGATTGCTTTGATGACCCCGGTTACGGGGTTAGCCGCGGGGAGACTACGCAACACAGCAGGGCGAAAGAACGTAATCGTGAACGGTTTGCTCACGGTATTAACGTCTACCCCTGTCTGCGTACCACCGATGGCGGAAACAGCGAACTGCTTTCCATTGATCGACGGCGCCACATCAGTGACGATCGTATAAGTGGGGGCTGTGAAGCCGGTAACTGCTGCGCCCGCAATGGGCGTACTCGGTGCAAAAGACATGTAAGTCTCCAATTGTTCACTTGCGAAGAATCGCGAGCAGGTTGAGCAGCTTTGAAACTGCATAATTCGCCGTCTCGTCCCGGGTTTTAAACCGGAAATCGATAGACGGCAGGGATGCTAAGGAGGAACGTTCGAACTCATAAAATAACCACTTGCCATCCGTCACACTTTGGTCCGTTAGGACCGCTTTAG